ACAACATCATCAGCCAATGTAAACTTTCGTGAGAAAGGACGCTTGGCAAGTCCACGATACACATATTCTGTTTCTGTGGATTCTTCATTGGTTGCCTTTCCAGTAATAGAAAGGACACCCTCGGCTAACTCCACATCAAGCTCATCGTTCTTGAAACCAGCAACGGCAAGTTCAATGCGAAAGTTGGTCGCATCATGTTTAATAATGTTGTATGGTGGATAATTTCCATTATCCTGTACGGTTTGGATGCGGTTCAGACGTTCGAATACTTCGTCGAAACCAATCATCCATGGGTTGTTAGCAACGCTGAAATTAAAAGTACGTGTCATAATTCCTCCTTGGAGCGAATGTGTTAGTGTTACCCGACAATCGGCGTAACATGAGTTAAAGATAACTCCCAACACCCCTTCAGTCAAGTCCTTACTTTCTTTTCCCTATATTATATTTAGTCACTAAATTCCATTCTTTCTTCTCACCAAATGAGAGAACTTTGATTTGAGAAAGTGGAGCCGTATCTTCGCATATATCGGGATTTAAGATTTCAACTAATCCCCAATCCTCTAACAAATGGGCAACGGTATTTCTCCGTTGCATATCGTTTTCGGAAAGGTCAGCCTTTTTCCCGTCAAGGGCAAAAAGCTCTTTAAAATGGACAATGAAATATCGTCCTTGTTTGTGGAGAATGTGGCAACTTTGATAGAGCGTGTTGTCCTTCCGTGAGGCTACGCCAATACGGGTCAGGGTCTCGCGCACCTTCAAAAAGTCATCTGAATTCACTAATTTTATTTCCAAAGGGTTATACCCTTCAATATTAATCCGAATGAGACTGTCGTTCATTTTTCACACCACCTGTGTACAATCGTTCTTTAATTACGTCAATTTGACGAGGCGTTAAGATGTTTAAGATTTGTAGAGCCTTATCGGTACTGTACTGATAGTACTGTTTAATCACATCCAAATCTTCAATCTTTTCGGCCTTTAACCAAGGGTTAAACCTCTTGCGAGGTCTAACACTATTTATAAGAAACGAAAATTGTAAACGCTTATCTAGGTGGGGGCGGCTGTTCATCTCATTAGCTTGGATAACGGTATCGATACCAAAACTCAGCGCCTTATTAACGATATACGGGTTATACTGCTTCTCGGATACCACATCCACCATGATATCGTGGTTGGCATTAATCGCCTTAACATAATCAAACGGATTAATCGTATGGGGCTTCTCCTCCTTTACATCCTCAACAATCTCAACGATACCATCTAGCGTGGCAATTTTCATGAGGTAAATTCACAGCTTGCCATGATTTCGGTAAGACACGCCACCAAATTGATTTCTGCATCGGCTACGAAGGACGCCTTATATTGATAGTCGGCCAAAATCAAAATCAATTGAGGAACTTGAACGGCTTCAACCGTAAGATTATCATAGAGCATACGGAAAATAGTACTAGCGTCATTGTCGAGATTATCAACGACCCACTTTCGCATCTTTTTGAAGTCCTTCTCCCTCAGAAATTCAATCAATTCCTTCATATTCAAATTCCCTGTATTCGCCAAAATCCCCTCATTAATCGCACCTGAGGTACTATATCGCTGGAGCTCATTTAAGACTCTGCGATAGTCGGGAAAATGCTTGCTGAGAATCGCTACAAGAGCCATCTCATCGTAGGTAATCCCCTCAAGGGTCAGAATCTCCTTAATGCGCTTCATGAACCGAGACGCCATCTTGGGACGGTCAGCCTTGTTCAGCTTGAAATCAATAACGGTAGTTCTGGAGTGAAGAGCGGGAATGATACGATTCTTGTAATTGCACGTGAAAATGAAGCGGCAATTCCGACTAAACTCTTCCATGAATCCACGAAGGGCGGGTTGAGTGGAATTCGGATTGAGATAATCGGCCTCGTCAAGAATAATCACCTTCGCTTTTCCCGCCAACGACACGGTACTCGCAAAGTCACGAATCTTGGTACGAAGCACATCAATGCCCGATTCCTCAGAGCCGTTAATCAGTAGGTAATCGCACCCCAACTCCTCGCAAAGGGCGCGAGCAATTGTGGTCTTTCCCGTCCCCGCCGACCCTGCCAGCATCATATGGGGAATGCTATCCTGTGCCACGAATTCTTGAAACATACTCAAAATGTCTGGTGGCAGAATACAATCCGCAATCTTCCGTGGACGGTATTTTTCTACCCACACAAACTCATTACGATTGGTGTCCATGACTATGCCTTCGAGGTAATGTCAGCCGCCATGAAGTATGACAGCTTCTTGCTTCCGGTGCACTCAAACATAAAGACCGCAAGTTCTCCCATCTTACAAAGGCGAACATTATAGTTTTCGGGGACAATCTTGAAGCTATCAATCGACAACTTCATGTTAAACACACGGTCACTATTCCCCAAGACTTTCTTGAAGGAGTGGGATGTGGGGTTCTTGGGGTCAGAAATGACCAACATGGCAGTATCACCATCCGAGACAATACTAATCATGGGGGCAGAGACAATCGAGGCTGTCTTATTGATAGTATTAATATCGGTGGCCGTCAGTGGGAAAGAGAAAATATCCGTAAGGGATGGCGAATTATCCAATGGATAGCTACTGATGATGCTCTCATCGGCATAGAAATATTCAATTTCCCCGCCATTCCCGTGGGTGATTGTCATACTCTTTTCCCCGAATTCGATATCCGCATCCGTAGATACGTTGATAAGGGAGAGCCACTGATTCAAATCGTAGATGGCAAATTGGGAAGGAAAGGTTTCTTCAACTTCTGCACGTGCAACAATTGTTTTGTTGGCACTCTTAACATTAATCTTATTTCCCGCCTTCACCAAAATACTTGGCGTGATTTGGGAAAAGTTCTGAAAGATGGATAATGTGTTATGACTAATCTTCATGGTGTTCCTCACTCATAGTGTTTGTATCGTGGACATACAGTAATATAATAGCATAGTGGATGATTTTCAAGATGTCAGCGCGATTAAACCCATTCTTTTTACCATAGCGTTGGGCATACTTCATGATGTTCCCCACCATGAATCCTACCCCATGTCCGTTATCAATAATGAATTCGGTGCTTTGGAATTTGTTTTTTGAGTAATGCTGGTCATAGGTGTTGTCAATATACTGCTGTACATCTTGGAGTAATTTTGGTTCGTTGAATTTATGATTAATTATCATAACAAAATTTTTCCGGTTATTGTTTCTATGGGTTCACGCCCTTCTGCATGAACATCACACAACGTTTTCATCCAATTCCCTCTACGAAGCACTCCTTGTTGTCCACAGGTTTCGCAGATGGTGAAACTTTTGCGTTCAATCGCACGAAGTACCCGTTCAAATTCTGGGCTAGGACTATCATTATCAAACAGATACACCCCCGAATCATATATGCGAAGTCCTCCCCACTTTTCTTTCACCTGAATAATCTTCGGAGGAGCTTGCATGGCATCAAGCACATCAAACAACTCATCAAGTAATGACGCCCAACCTTTCCCTACGGTTTGTTTTGCCTCGTCACGACTATACCCAGTAAGCTGTACTTTCATATTCCATGTACCTCCTTGATGTAATCCCACACAATAATATTCATTGCCGCACTCACATTGAAACTCCTGAGCACTCCACGTTGGGGAATCGTCACGCTATCAAATTGTTTGTAAATCACTTCGGGAATACCATGACTCTCACTGCCAAATAGAAACAGTGGATTCTGCACATCCCACCATGTGTTACGACCCAAACCCACTGACCTGCCCCCGTGTTCACATAATACAATATGATAATTCTTCATCATTTGGAGCGCACACAGCGCATCACACATGTCCTCATCAGCCGTTAGCGGGTCATCAAACGGATATTGAACAATGTTCATATACTTCTCCGCACCCACCGTTGACCGCTTATCAAACTTCTTGCGCCCAAAGATATAGAAGTTCTCTGCCCCCATCAAAGAGGCAGACCGAAGCATCATGCCAATATTCAGCTCTCCTGTAATATTAATACATCCCACCGAGAATGGCAAGCGGTCCACCTTGCAAATTTCTCCATTTTCTTCAACG